CTACTTACGCCAGTATAAACAACATCATACTTTTCATAGCTAGTAGAGTAAGCAAAATTCTCAAAGTCTAAATTAACAAAATTCATTCCAGACCAATTAAACAAGTTCGGCGCTTGATCAACAGCATAAGATACAGCGACTTCATAGTGCTGATTGTTCATGTGGTTTACAGCGTAGTTGTCACAAACACCTGACAAAGATTGATAAATACCACTACCATCAATATTAAACTCAAATAATTGGTTGCCATTTTTGCTTTCAATAAATGCTGCGAGTTTCTGTGTGTTTGTTTCATTCAGGTCATACCTTACATCGTACTGAGCCTCTAAGCTATTCATCGATGAGGGAATAGAATTGATCTGAAAATCATCAACCTCATATCTAAAGCTTTTAGATTTAAAAGAGGCTCTTGAACCATAAACAGGAGTCAAATTGAGATCTGCATAATCAGTCTCAATCGTAACCCCAGAAATATTTGAGTCTCTATTATAAAACAAATCAGAAGCCATGACCAATATAATTTAAATTTAAAACAACAGAACCATTCTCAGAGGCTGACAAAGATTCACTTACAAGAGTAGCATTAGGAATTGTTAAAGCTTGAATGTCGCTTCCGTCCCTACCATTAATATCAAAAGAAATTGTTTTGTTTTCTCTCGTAGTTAAAAAGTTGAAAGCGTCTTGAGGTTGGGCGCTATCCACTTCGATTTGAACCTGCGCCGAATATTCTAAAGGTGGAATTAGTTCGATTGCTACCGCCGATTCTTGACCAATAGAGAAATGAGGTTTTCTATTAGCTGTAATTGAGTAATCAAAACCAATCACCCTATCCGTTGTAGAGTTGTCGCATGTTATGCTAATAGATCCTTGAGATGGAATGTAAATATTACTAATAGCTGAACCTTCATCGCCCTCGACTTCAATTGTAGAGCTTAGCTCATCTAAAATAATAAAAGAGGCATTAACTTTCGGAACGTTTCCGACAGCGCAGTTTACAGAGTAACTTGTTAAATAGCCACTTGAGAAACTATAAGCTTCTCCGTCATAGCGAATGTTGCCAACCATACTGCTAGATCCAGTATAATCTAAAACAGGATCATCATAAATTAAATGTCTAGCAACGGATAAATTTTGTTGTGTAGCCCCACCAACAGTAGTCATACCCACTGAAGAACCCAAAGGCTTAACAATGTTAGAGCTATTGGAATATGAAAAGTCTACAGAGCTGATGCCAGATAATTCATAGCCAGCTATGTTTACACTTACTTCGTCATTTAATCTTGATCCAAACATTACCTTCTAAGTTGTCCTCCTAATCTTTTTTCGTCAGCAATCACCTGCTTAACAGCGACTTTAATTCTTTCGGAAAGCGCTCTCTGATCCTCTGTAGTTTCTTGCCCAGCAGTTTGTGTTTCTGTTCCGTTAGATCCATTGATGGTGATGTTGATTTCTCCAGTTGATTTTGAACTTTCTGTAGTTCTAATCAGCTCATCAAGTTTTGCTACAAGATCTGAATTATCTCCAGTTCCAGCTCCAGAGTTAAGAGCCTGTAAATTACCAGCACCGATATTTCTAGTTGCAGCTGCGTTCATGACGAACTCACCGCCAGAAAGCATTGTGGGAACAGTATCAGTTCCTCCAGCAGATGGGATTAAACCTCCCGTAGCGCTGGTTTTAAAGTAGCGACCAACACCCGGAATTTTAGAGAATAGATCTGAAACAGATTGCATTGCTTCAGGATCTGTAGCAGCAGCACCTAACGCTCCTCCAGAAGATGGCGCTCCTGTAATTGCTGTACCAGCTAAATTACCAATACCAGAACCAAACAATCTACCAGCATCTCCACCAATTGCTTTGGAAGCTCCATAACCAACAATGGTGCTGATTGCGGCAGAGGCGAGCATGCTGCCAAGACTTACCCTCTGTTCTCTTGCTTGAGATTTAGCTTCTTGTTCTCTGATTGCTAAATCAAAAGCTTGTCTTTTGGCATCCTGAACTCTTTGGAACTGTGGGTTGTTTCTTCTGCCAAACATTGTCATTCTTCCGCTTTCAGCATCTAAGAATGCGCCGTTTCCTGTGAACGTGTCACGGGTTAAAGCGAATGGACTTTGTGTAGCAAAAGCCATTAGATTTCTACCTCCTACGATAGGCCCAGCTCCATTCATACCCGGAGTGCTGAACATTCCTTCTCTATCTCTAACCTGTCCACCTCTAGCAAAACCTTGGATAGATCCACTATTCAAAGCAGACATGAATCCCATACCATATTTTTGAACAGCTTTCTTATTCATCACGAATTCGCCACCCATTAACATTGCAGGGACATCATCTTTATTGCCAGAGCCTCCAGAGATGTATCCACCACTAGCTTTCTTGTTACCTCCAAATAAAGCTCCTAGAAGACCACCATCACTACTTGAAGCTCCATCCATCCATTTCTGTACAAAGGCTTTTGTCATCGTTTGGAGGAATTGATTTGCAGCATTTAGCAAGGAGTCTTTTAAACTATCGACACTTTGGATACCTTCTGCGAAGGCAGAAACAAAATTATCTTTGAATGTGACAGAAGCATCTTCTAACCTAGTCAAAAATTGATCTTGTATATCAATTGGATCTAGCTTGCGGTCTTCAAGTCTTTGTTTGAGGGTTCTTGTTTTTTGGAGTTGAGATCTTTCTTTTTCCAGTGCTAAAAGTTTACCTCTAATCTCAAGGAGTCTTTGTTCTGCATCTGGAGCCTGAGCATCGATAGCTATTATCTGCTCTTTAAGAGCTAGCTGTCTTACTAACACTTCTCTTTCTCTACCAAGCTGGTTTCTTTCTCCTCTGGAGCCAGCCATGAGAATCTGCCTATCCATCTGCTCTATACCGGCTATTCTATTAGCTTGAGAGATTCCTCCAGCAGTAGGATCACCCATTATTCTAGCATTTAAAATTCTCTGATCCAAGTTAGATATCATAGAAGAAGCATCTTGAGTACCTAAAGAATCAAACCTTAGTTGCTCCGCTTGAGAGCGCAAACTATCTACAAACTCTTTTAAAAGAGTAGAAAATGTTTTAACACCGCCAGTTGCGTCCAAAGCAGACTTAGCTAAAATATTGTTTGCTGTAGCTTGGTTTTTTGCGCCTTCAGCTGATTTTTTACCACCCTCAACAACTACTTCAGAAAAGTTCCTAAGAGCATTTACATCTTCATCACTTACTACGTCTCCAAACACGTTAATAGCTTGACCAACCCTTTCTTGTATTTGAGGTAAAGCTGAAAAACCTTCATTTTCAAGCATACCCAAAAGAACATCTATTACAGGTCTAAGTTCTTTATTTAAGCTTTCGGAAAGGCTATTTAGTTCTTCTCTAGTTTGTTGTATAGCGTCAGCTTCTGCTTGGTCAACGGCTAACTGACCCTCTGCTTGAACAAAACCTACTTCAGCCTGAGCCTTTTCCCTTTGCGTCAAGTTCGGATTGGTATTAAATAGAGACCTTTGTAAGGATATAGCACTAGCCCTTGATGAGAACTGGAAATCAGATTGTATTTTAGATACAGCGGCAGCTCTTTGAAGGTCTGCTAACCGACTTTTGATAGCCTGATTAACTTCTAATTCTCTTTGTCTTTGTCTTTCTGTTGATACTATATTTTTCTTTTTCTCTTCGCCTTCTTTTTTTATTCCTTCTAAATTCTTTTGGTTAAGCTTTACTATTTCCTTTATAGCGTTCGGGATCTGCTGCTCTACAGTGAGAACGCTTCTTAAAATCTTTTCAAATTCTCCCTCTTGACTTAACCTTTCAGCGCTAACCCCAGCTAGCTTTTTCTGAAGATCTTGCGTTTGCTGTTCGTTAAGATTGATTTTTTCGATACCGTTAATCCGCTCTTTAATAATTTCGGCAATTTTTAAACCTGTTTCTATATCTTGTTTGTTTAGGTCTATATTTTTTTGCAGACCTAGTACTTGACTCTCTGTCAAACTTTTTGTAATCTTTGCTAACGATAATTTCTTCTCATCTTCTGTTAAAGCCTGTGATTTTATTTTTAGAATATTAAGCTCAGCAGTTAAAGTGGCTTTTGCAATGTCAGTGCTGACTCGCCCTATATCACCCAAAAGGGTTTCACCTTTTTGAGCAGCTTGCTCTAAAGCCTGATCAACAAGCTCTATACCCATTTCACCAAACTGCCCTTTAGCTCCCGCTCTAAGTTCTGCTTTTAACTTTGCTCCTTCTTGTTTCGCTTCTGGAGTACTCTTATCTGCTAAAATAGCCCTCTGCTCCGCAGTAATGCTCTCAAGGAAAGCATCTTTTCTACCGGAAAAATCTATATTAGCTAAAGCCTCAAGTCTAGAACCCATTTTATCAGACAGCCCACTGCTTATTGCAGCACCGCCGAGAGTACTAGCATCGATGACCTCCATGACTTGTTTTTCACTAGCCCCAGCATCAAAAGCAGCCTGAATCAAACCTCTCATTGTTTCAGTTTGATCTGAATCTGAAAAACCTGAAAACCCTCTGCTTTCAATTTCCCTTTGGACAATTTGATTTGTTAATGCTTTATTAGTCTTTTTGAAAGACTCTTGGCGTTCTGGAGAAAATTGTATTTCGGATAATTCTCTAGCAGCATTTGAGGAGGCTTCTGATAATCTATCTTGGTTCTTTTCTAAAGTTGAGCTAACCCCCATCAAAGCATCAAAACCCTTAGATAATGCTATTGCTCCTACTGTAATAGCTGTAATAGGAGTAGCAAAACGAAGCAAAGCACCGCCGACAGTCTTAAGTGCGCCTTTAAGACCTATTCCTAAAGTTCCACCTTTACCTCCTAAAGCAAAAGCTCCTGCTGCATCACTAGCTCCTGTTTTCATCATGCCTATTCCTCTAGATTTTATAGCTCCAAGACCTCCAAAGGATTGAGCTACCATAAGGCCACTAATAACAGTATTAAGAGCAGTCAAAGATCCAGCAACTAATTTATTCTTTTCTGTGACTTCTCCAAGTACGGCGCTTAAACCGCTAAATCCCATTTGTACAGCGAACAGCTTTGACAACATATCGCCCATTCCTTTATCAGGATCTCCACCTTTTCCGCTACCTTTTGCGTAGTTAGGGATAGCACCTGTTGGTTCGTCGCGAGTATTAGTTACAGCAAGACCCATTGGGTTTTGTGAGTTGCGAAGCTTGCCGCTCTGATTAACTCTAATTTGGCTAATTGGTAAACCAGCTGAACGCTCCCTTTCAATAGCGTCCTCTAAACCTCCAGCAAAGTTAGGTATATATCCAGAAGCAGCAGTTTTGCTATTAACTGTTTTAGCCTTTTTACCTACTATAACCCTACCTCTAACGTTATCAACAACTTGTTTAGCGTATTTAGTCTTGTTGCCAGAACTAGCTGAAGATTTAAAATCTCCAAATTTAAAGTTTTTACCTTGGATACCAAAGATTACATCAAGAATACCATCTGTATCTTTTGAGAAATCTACATCAAGCTGTCCCCCCTCACCTTTTGCGTTGGGGTCTTGACTCACTCCTCCAACAATAGCTTGAATTAAAGCTTCAAAAGTCGCACCCTTAATGGCTCCAAGCGCTCCTGAGCCTCCCCTCTCCATTATATCTTTAATATTCGAAGCTGTAACCTTAGCAGGTTTAG